CTTGAATACAAATCTTACGATATCACATCATGATTTTTGAAAACACGATCGTCGAGTTCAACGAAGAAGAAATTGAAAATGAGAGCCTTCACCCAGACTTTATTCTGAGGGCAGCACAAGCGGTTGAGAGCGGCTTAAGCGAAGGAAAAGAGGAAGTCCCCTTCGAGCTATCAAACCCCGCACAGGACGTTGTGAGCCAGTATAACGTCCGTGTAAACGACAACATATACTCGCTCGGAGTTTCAAAGTGGGACGGGTCTTTTAAACTTATGGACCATGAACTCGAAAACACTTCGACGCTTGTAAAAGCCGGAAATATTGAAATCATCGAACAAGACTTCACGATCGAGATTGAAGATTACCTAGAAGAAGAAGGCTTCGATATTTCGGTCACGGATGAAGACATTGAAGGTCCCGAAGCGGAACAGGCGAAAGAGTTTCTTGACGAGAAGTTCGGAATTTGATGTTGCTTTGCTAACACCAAGCAAGATCGGATAACGGGCGATGCTCAAAAATGGGCGTCGCCCCTTTCTTATTTGATGAGGATATATACAAACAGACACTCACGATCAAGAAAAAATGAAACTCAAAGATATCTTGAAAGAACTTTTGAAAGAAAAAGCGAGTAAAGAATATTGCGAAAACACCCCAAAATCAGAAATGGGATTCACCCAGCGGGCTAGCTGCAAAGCGCAAGGATACATTGAGCGTTCGGATGGAGAAAAACGAAAGTCAGACAAATACAAATAGCAAATGAGCATTAAACAATTTGGGAAACACTTAGCCAGCCGAGTCATTCTAGAAAGCGAGGAGCCGCCTCAATTTGAGTCTGATCACTTTTCTGCGCTTCAAGACATGCTTGACGACAAGGGAGTACTCTATACCGTCGAAAGAGTTCCGGTAAATGAACTTGGAGTTGCCCGAACTGAAAATCTTGACAAGTCAACAGTTGAAAAGAAAATAGAAGAAATTGAAGAAGACGGAAAAGTTCGCCCGGCAATCGTCTCGAAAGAATATAAGATTATCGATGGCCGCCACGAGGCTCGTGCCATCGGAGAAATGAAAGGAAAAGACCACAAGGCGCCTGTTTTTCGAATTCATCTTCCAACCGAAGAAGCGACGGGAATGCTCAAAGATGCGCAAAGGCAAATCAATGAGCAAAAAGAAGACATGGACATTGTGGCGGTGTTCAGCGGCCGCTTCCAGCCGTTTCACCGAGGACACTACAAAGTTTATGAGCACTTGTCAGATCGCTTCGGCCGGAACAACACTTATATTGGCACATCCGGCAAAGTTGATCCGCCGAGAAGCCCATTTACGTTTCGGCAAAAGAAAAAAATCATTACCGGACTCTTTGATGTCCCCCATGAAAACGTCGTGAAGGTGAAAAGCCCATATGCGCCCGAAGAGATTCTTGATCAATACGATTCCGATTCAACTGCTTACGTGGCGGCAGTAAGCGAAAAAGACAAAGGCCGCTTGCTTGGAGGGGGGTATTTCAGCGAATATCCTCCGGAAAACGAATTTGAAGGATACGAAGAAGCTGGATACGTGCACACGACTCCAATGGCAGGATTCACATTTCGAGGTCAGGAAATCAGTGGAACTCGGGTGCGTGAAGCGTTTCGAAGCGGAGATATCCCAGAAGAAGAGAAGAAAGAATTCTTCCGGTACATTTATGGGACGTTTAACCAGGAGATTTACAACCTCATGACAAAACGGCTTTCCGAGTCCCGGTACGTGCCTCAAAATCTGATTCGAGAGTTCATCGATCAAGGTGGACTCAAAAAAGCAAAAAAGCACATCCGAAGGTGGGGAGCACTCAACGAACTTTCGACTGGACAAGGAGCTCCAGTTGACGATGGGCCAGTGACTTGGTATTCAGATCTGGAAGATTACCAGGAAACGGCAGAAGAGCTAGCTCGTCTTTTCGGTTTTGAAGTTCTTGATTATACCGCCAATCGAATCGACGATGAATTTAAAGAAGACGGGCTTCCGTTTGATTCTTTTTACCCGGCCGGAATTGGACCAAAAGCGGGGGTTGATGGGGATATTTCTGATGTTTACGAACCATTTGCTCGCGCAACGGCTGAAGCTGCAGGGTTTGAGCTTTTGAGTTGGATGGGAACAATGGACGAAGAAAAAATTCGAAGCCTTTACCACAACGCCGATGAAAACATTGCTATGGCACTTGGCGAACCAGAAACTGCTCAAGACGTTGAAGGCGAAGCTGAAGGACTTGAAGATGAAAGCGAAGAAGCCGCCGAAAGAGAGGAAGAAACGGAAGGGTCAGAAAACAAAGCTGGCACGGATATCGAATCAGTGAATGAAATCATTAAGTCAGTAAAAAAAGATTTGTTGAGTGAAGGCGGATCGTTCGGACATATGTCTCACCCTTTTGAAGATCTTGAGTTGACCTTTGGCGACCTCAAAAACATGATCAATCTCGGATTCGATGGAAATCTTGATATCGAAGAACAGGCCGTCGAAAAGGTTGACGGTCAAAATTTGATGGTATCTTGGAAAAATGGAGATCTTGTCGCCGCCCGAAATAAAAGCCATCTCAAAAATTTTGGAGAGGGCGCAATGGATCTCAAGGATCTCGCTCAAAAGTTTGAAGGCCGGGGAGCCATCCGTGAAGCCTTTGAATATGCATTTCGTGACCTCTCGATCGCTTTAAGCGAGGTTCGAGACAAGCGGCTTGAAGAAGTGTTTGAAGAAGGCAAAAAATGGATGAGCCTTGAAGTAATTTATCCAGCTGCCAAAAACGTCGTTGACTATGGAGATTCGTTCATTGTGTTCCACGGCGTCATCGAGCACGACGAAAACGGAAACGCGATTAACTTCAAAAAAGATGCTGCCTACCGGCTTGCTGATTTGGTAGAAAAAGTTGATCAAAAAGTTCAAGATGAATTTGAAATCTTGTCTCCACCGGAAGTTGACCTTCCAAACATCCAGCTTGAAAACTTGCAAGATGAATTGATTGGAGAAGTTGAAAGCTACATGAATGAATATGAAATGTCCAACGACAACAAAGTGCTAGACTGGCACGAGAAGTGGTGGGAAGAGTTCATTCGAGAAAAGGCTGATGAGTTTGATTATGATATTCCAGAACACATCGTTGCCGGTCTGATTAAACGCTGGGCTTGGGGCAACAAATCCGGTGAAGATGGATACGGACTCCGAACATTCAAATCGGAAGTAGACAACGAAAACTTCAAAAACTGGGTCGATTCTTTTGACAAAAATGACTATAAAAATCAGTTCAAAGAAAATATGAAGCCTGTTGAAGAAGTGTTTCTCCGCCTTGGAACGGAAGTTTTGAAGCGAATTGAAACGGTTTTGGCGACTGACCCTGAACAAACTGAGCAAGATATACAATCGCAGATTCAAGATGTGCGCGCCCAACTTCAAGGCACCGCCGACGAAGAAAAAATTCAAAAGCTTCGAAAGCAGCTTTCCAGGCTTGAAAAGGCGGGAGGAATGGACAATATCGCCTTGGAAGGTATTGTGTTCCAGTATGATGGAAGCACCTACAAGCTGACAGGTTCTTGGGCCGCGGCCAACCAGTTGATTGGTATCATGAAATACAGCTAATGACAAACCGATATCAAAATCTGAGCTCACGACCGAAGAGCCAAGTCGCCGCTTGGCTTCTTTTCGCAATGCAAGAAAACCTGCTCATAAGACACGAAAAAAGATACGCAAGGGCGAAATTGAATCATCCACTTTCTACTTAAACACCGGACAAAAACCAAAAAAGTTATGCTCACAGATGAAGAAAGTCAAAACGAAGCCCTCGAAACGATTATGCGGGGGGGAACTCCTGAAATTCCCAAAACCGTTCATGTTCCGCCTTCCTACGAAAAAGGTGGGGAAGCCTACGAAGACCCCGGCGTAGACGAAAACGGGATTTACGAGCACCGCCCGGCGGCGGCCGAAGAGGGGGATCAGTGGTACGGCCCAGACGGAGAAGAAATTTGGGAAATGGGGGGCGGAGGGCCGATGAAGGTGTCCAGGTTTGACGATTTTCGGATGCCGATGTTTTGCCCAGAGTGCGAAAAAGTAATGAACAGCCGGTATGACCGGAAGTTTTGGCGGCTTCGAGACATGTGCTTTAACTGCTGGCAAGACGTTGAAACCAAAATGCGAGTTGAAGGCACATATGAAGCCTACGAAAAACGAACGATGCTTGAAAACAAAAAGAGTTGGCTTCGAGATATTAAAGAAGGGCTCAAAGAATTTGAAAAAGAAGCTCGTGGGGAGTTTGAGCAAGTCGTAAACTCGCGAGGAGATACCGTCGAATGGGAAGGAATCGAAGAAAAAGAGATCGACGGAATGATGGAGAATGCAACCGAGTTCATTGGAAATTTTGAAGATCACATTCAAAAGCTTGAACAGAAAGTTCAAAAGCTCGAAAACGAATCAAAAGATGACGTGTGATGTCGGAAGGCATTTTTGCTATCGCTCGAATTATTGCGGCCATAATCACAGGTGTCCTTGGACCTTTTGTAATCTGGTGGTTGAAAGAAAAATATGATGATGAAGAAGATGAACCAGAAGCTTCTGATGAAAAAAGCTCGACTGTAGATCAAGAAGTCAAGTTCGCGCAAAACATCGCCAAAGAACTTGAATCGATTCGAGAAGAGCTTGAAGCCGGGCGGACGTGGATTGCCCAGTTTCACAATGGCGGAAAACTTTTGAATTCGGTTCGAGACGCTTCAATGAAGCGGGTGTCCGTGACTCACGAGGTGACTGCCGCCGGGGTTTCGAAAGAACAGAGAACCTTTTCTGAGGTGCTTGTTTCTTTCTTTTCGGAGATGATCGATCGGCTGATTCAAAATGACTATGTAACTTACAAAGGCAATCAAGTCGATGTCGATCCAGAAGTTGAGCTCCTTTTCCGGCAGCGAGGAACTGAACAGATGTATCTTTTCGCAATGCGAAATATTGATGGTGTCTTGATCGGCATTCTCGGAGTTGACTATACCGCCAGAGAGCAAAGTCTTAACAAGCAAGAAGTACAATATTTGAAAGCGAAGGCTAGTCTTCTTGCCGGATATATATTTTATGGATCTACAAACGAAAAATAACAAAAATACAATGAGTTGCAGTTGCAATCAATCAACAACGCAAACAGATATTCGAGAAGCCGTCAAAAACGGCGTTCGGAGCGCTCTTCGCTCTGAAAAAAGTCAAAGCAGCGGTCTTCGGCAAGTGGTTCGCGAGGCAGTCCACGAAATCCTGACAGAAGACGATGACGACTACCAAAAGTTTTTTCAGGGCGTGATGGAAACGCTTAATATTGACAGTCCGCAGGACCTCACCGAAGAAGGTCGAGAAAAGTTTTTCAGCCTGATTGACGACTACTATAACGAAGACACAGATGAAGCCGACGACGTTCCGATGAGCGATCTTCAAAGTGAAATGGGACCAGATCACTACAAAAGCAAAAGCAAGGTTCCTGACTTTCTGAAAAAAGAAGAGCGGGTTCGGCGAATCGCAAGAAACGTGCTTCAAAATATTTCATGAGTCTTGAAGCTTTAATTTACTTTTTGGCGGTAGTCGGCGCCGTTGCACTGGCTTATTACTTCGGCGGAAAGAAATACGCCGCTGGAGCTGGCGTTTTGGCTCTTGCAGTTCTCTACTTCGCTTTCGGAAGACAAAATGATTGGACCGACGCCTGGGAAAAAGCAGACGATGACCTGAAAAAAGAAAACGAAAAGAAGAAAGAAGAAAAAAAGCAGGCGAAGGAAGAAAGAGAACAAATTGATGACAACATCGATGATTCACAAAGACGGGAAGAGCAAATCCGAGATGATCTGGATGGAGTTGATGTAGAAAATCCAAATGACTCTTCTGAAGACTTGAAAGATTGGGTGGAAGGCTTCATCTACGGCAACAAAAAGTAAGAAAACATGAAGCGGTTTTTTCTCTCCATTTTGCTCTTCGGTTTTGTTGGGGCACATGAGCCAATTTTGGCTCAAGAAAAAGACAGTGTGAAAGTCTCAGTTGAAGCGCTTCAAAACTTAAAAGAAAAATTTGCAGAGCAGAAAAAAACGATCTCGCTTCAAGATTCGCTTATCAAAGAGCTAGAACTTCAAACCACTCTCTATAAACGACGAGCCGAAAAAGATTCACTTATCTTGGACATTACAGAGGAACGGCTTGAAATCAAAGACGAGCGGCTCAAGATGAGAGATGAGCGAATCAAGCGGCTTGAAAAAGAAAACACTTGGGAACAAATTAAAAAATTTATTTGGGCTACCGGAGCTCTTGCAATCGGATTTTTGGTTGGAAACGCTGGGTAAAAAACGCTTATAACAAATAATCATACCATAAACACAAGAAAGCACAAATAAGTAAGTTAAGTAAGATACAATGGGCAAATTCAAAGACCTTATCGAAGAAAAAAGCAACAAAGAACGTCTGGATGAAGCGGTTGGCGGAGTCGTATCAACTCCCGCAATAAACAGCGGATACGGAACGACGAACCAAACCGCTGGTGACAGCCGGATTGATACAAACGGAGAGTTTACCTTTGACGCCAGTGAGCTTCCGGATAGCGACTTTCAGAACCATGCAAATCCCAGAGAGGCTTTCGCTGAACAAGAGTCTCTCGATTCGGTGGTGCTTCATGAAGATGAAACGGGAAGCGTAACGCTTTCAGAAGGCGATGAAGGCGGATACGAAATCGCAATTCGGGATGGATCCGACGAGAAGACTTATCAAATCGAAGAGGACGCTGCGAAAAAGGTTCGAGCCTTCTTCGCTTAAAAACAAAGTAAAAAACCTATGGGCGCTCGTAAAGAGCGGGCTCGGAAGTGGCTTCGTTGTAAAGTCGATCCGGAGTATTTTATCCGCAACTTTGTCAAAATCGTGCATCAGGAGAAAGGAATCATTCCTTTTGACATGTACGATTTTCAAGAGCGAGCCTTGGCAGATCTTTTTCAGTATGACTATACGATTACTCTGAAGGCCCGACAGATGGGGCTGACCACACTTCTTTCTGCGTATGCGCTTTGGCTGATGATTTTCGAGGAAAACAAAGAAGTTCTCGCTTTATCGTATAAACAAAATAAGGCGAGAAACATCATCAAAAAAATCAAGCGCATGAACTCTCATTTGCCTTCGTGGATGAAGGAGAGCACCCCAATTGACAATCAGCTTGAAGTTGAGTTCGGAAACGGCTCAAAAGCGTCTGCAGAGTCAACGACTTCCGACGCCGGACGATCAGAATCGGCTAGCTTCGTTATTATTGACGAGGCCGCTTTCATTGATAACGCTGCGGAAGTGTGGTCTGCGGTAAAGCTCACTCTCGACGTTGGCGGAGGGACGTGCGCGATGCTCTCAACACCCACTGGAGTTGGGACCTTTTTCCATGAAACTTGGCAAAAGGCAACCAGGGGAGATCGAGTAAAAAAACTATCCACAGATCCAGAGATTTGGAAAGGGGTTGGTGAAAACGATTTTCATCCAATCAAGCTTCACTGGTCACTTCATCCAGAGAGGGGTCAAGAATGGAGAGACGAGCAAACCCGAACAATGGGGGAGAAGAAGGCAGCTCGCGAGTGCGATTGTAATTTTTCCACAAGCGGAGACACCGTGATTGACCAGCAAATCATTCGGTGGTATGACAAAGTCGCGACAAAAGACCCGATTGAAACTCACCGGCGGGGGAAAGGCGACGTTTGGATTTGGAGTCAACCCAAAGCCGGAAACACTTACATTATGGCTTCGGACGTTGCCCGTGGAGACGGAGACGACTATTCGACCTTTCAAATCTACCAAGCTACAAAAATGGAGCAGGTCGCCGAATATAAAGGAAAAATGCCTCCATCAGAATTTGGCAACTTGCTTTACACCTACGGCTCAATGTTCAACGACGCCTTGCTTATAATCGAGCGGGATAGCTATGGATGGACAGCGATACAAAGAGTGATTGATCGGAACTACCCGAACTTGCTGTATACGTCCAGCGACTTGAAGCTCGTTGAAATTGATCGAGACAAAGCATTTGGGAAAGACAAAAAGATGAATCCCGGTCTTGACACAAACCGAAATACGCGTGGGCTTATTATCTCTACGCTTCAACGGTTTATGAGGAAGAAGTGGATTCATTGCAAGTCCAGCCGGTTCACCGAAGAGCTCCAAACGTTCATTTGGAAAAACAAAGGGACCCGCCAAAAGCCGGAACACATGGACGGGTACAACGATGACCTTGTGTTTGCCGCTGCCTTTGCGTGCTGGGCAAGAGACAAGGCGCTCAAATACAGGGCGGAGATGGGGCAGCGCTCTGAGGAAAGTCTGGACAACATCAAGGGATCACAGCGAATATATTCTGGCAAGCAAACTGCGGTGGACCCATATATTCAAGATTTGGGAGGGCAAAAAGAAGACATGAGATGGCTTTTGGACTAGCGAATCACGAAATCAAATATATCGAGAAAATGGAAAAGAAATGGACAGACAGGCCACTTATCGAGCACATTAACCATGTTTGGTATGATCACGGAAATCTTTTTTCAAGCCAAATCCGTGAGGAAATGAACGGGGACAAGCGGGCAATGGAGCTAGCCGAAGGGTTTGAAAAAGCTTGGAATAAGCTTCACGATTACGTTTTGAACGAAGTCGAAGATCACAGAAAAAAAATTCGGGAACAAAAGAAAAAACAAAAGCTCAAGCGGAGAATTAAGCCTTTCGTTCACAAGCAGCTTGAAAAGCTTAAAGAAAGGAACAAGTAAAGAAAGACGAAACAAAGGCGGCGACAACGGCTGGCGGGTAACCGCCAGCCTTTTCTATTTATGCTTGAACCGCAAATAGATAAGTCAAAAACATGGGCGTAACAGGTCAAATATCAATTGCTCGCGTTGGGCGAACCGTCCAAATCAAAGAGCGCGAGGAAGATATCAGTTCAGTTTTTGATTCAAATCAAAGTCCAACTCTTCAACCCGGAGACCATGTAACGCTTTATCCGGGTGATTACCGAGAGCCAATGCGGAAAAGTTCGATTGCGATTCCAGAAAACGTATTCTTGACAATTCTTCCGGGCGCAGTGGTCGAATACGGGAATCTTAGAGGCCCGCTTGATCAAAGATATACCTACATCGAAGGAGCCACTCAAAATATTGCTGACCTCAATATCGCCCACCAGTATACTACACAAGTCGAAAAACAGAGCCCGAGGGTGCGAGTGTACCCTGAAGACGTGACATCTGCTTCGGGAGCCTCAGTACCTTTTTCTAGCTTCGACAATGTTACTGGAGCTATTGGAAGTGAAGTTCCGTTCAGCGGATTTGACGAGCTTGCTGCCGCCGCCGACGCCGCCGAAGCCGGAGACACAATCATTGTTTTTCCCGGCCGGTATACACCTGTTCGAAACCTTTTTGTCAATGGAGTTACTTGGCATTTTTTGGACGGGGCGATTGTCGAATATACTCCCGGCTTCGAAAACATTTATCCTCACGCCCTCTTTGACGATCTCAAATCAGTTGACGGAACTTCAGATCCCGGCGGAAAATCTCTATCGGTCCAAGGAAACGGAGAATTCATTATCGGAACCCCAAATCCCCAACCTTCGGGTCTTTCTAGTTTTGACTCTAGCACTATTTCAACGGTTGATTGGGAAGGTTGGCACATGTATTCGCTTCTTGGGGTAAATAATTCAAGCAGCAACGTCGATTTTGAGGCAAAGCGAGTAGAAATGCGAGATTACATCGACGGTGCAATCAAGCTTTCCGGAACAGGTGAAGTGAATATCGATGTTGAAAAAATTGATATTCTTGACTCCCTTCAAACCGACAGCGCTCTTCCAACCTCTCAAATTCCGGCTTTTGCCGTGTTCAATGGCGTCCGGCCAAGCCTTGTCTCTGGGAATATATCAATTGAAGTGGGAGATCTCAATATCAAAACCGGTTCTACTCCCCCTGCTTACTTTGCCATTGGTTTGAATCACAACAGCTCAAGAAGAGAACCGTTTGAAGGAAGCGTGAAGTTCCGAATCGAAAAGTCTGAAACGAACGTCCCGCAGACAAACTCTGACTTTATTCGGTTTTCTGATTCTTCTTCTCCAAAAAAGCTCACCCTAGAAGGATCGACACTTCTTGAAGGAAATGCGGGGATTGCCTTGCAGGGAACAACCGGACCTACTGGCAGCTTGCCCGTTACGAAACTCATTATAAAAAATTCAGAGATTTCAACTGCGAACGTACCTTCGACTCCCCCAGTCACCCTTTCTGGCGACTCGGATGGGTTCGACGTTCACTTTTCCGGGTCTCGATTTCTTACAGGCGAAGACATTGACTTTACCGCTTCGAATATCAGCACATTTTCTGTTGGAAACTTAACCAATTCTACAGATTTTGATATCAAAGTTTACGATCAGTGCTTCGCTGATGCGCCAGTCGAGGACTTTGATTCAATTCTTCACGACGAGCTTAACAACATCTCTTGGAGTAGCGAAGTGAAGCCCCTCTCATAAACTCTCTATCTATTGACTGAACCTATACTGTTATAAAAAATATGGCTGAAAGCGGTCTTCGTTCTGCGCTTCAAACGCTTTTCTCTTCAAATGTAGTCGTTCACAATGTCGGTGGCGATCAGATCAAAGTCGTGGATACGTCTGGAATTCAATCCACGGCTCAAAACTACATGGGATCTGGACCGAATATCCATTCTGGTAAAGGATCTTCCAGCTCTGGGCTGATGGGCGGAATGTCTGGAATGAGCCAAGGGGGCGGAGCTTACGCCGATTCACTTCCCCGACGAAGGCTCTATCATGACTACGAGCTTATGGACAAAGACGCCATTGTCAACTCGGCGCTGGACTTTTACGCTTCTGAATCTGTTGTAGAAGACGAACACGGAGACGTTTTGACAATCGAAACTGATCATCCTCAAGTCGATAAAATCCTTCATAATCTTTATTATGAGGTTTTGAATATTGAATTCAACTTGCAAAGCTGGATTCGAGATATGTGCAAATACGGCGATAGCTTCATTCGCCTTTACATTGACTACGAAAGCGAAAACCAGATGGGAGTGTATAACTGCGATGTCCTCAGTCCATATCACGTCGAGCGGATTGAAGGACAAGATCCATCGAATCCATTTGAAATTAAATTTGGATACGATGGGCCGAAGGGGGAAGATGAACTTGGATACTGGGAAGTTGGGCACTTTTCTATGAGAGATTCGGCTTATGCGCCCTATGGTCGGAGCTGCCTCGAAGGAGCAAGAAACGTGTTCAAGAGGTTGACAATGATGGAGGACGCAATGCTTATTCACCGCATCATGCGGGCTCCGGAGCGCCGAGTTTTTAAGCTTGATGTAGGTAACCTTCAGCCTGGAAAAATTGATTCATTCATGGAGAAAACAAAGCAAGAGTTGAAAAGCCAACCCCTCGTCGATCCTGAAACCGGCGAATATGACTTGGAATTCAATTTGATGAACATGATGGATGATTACTTTATGCCAGTTCGGGGCCGAGATGACGGCACAGAAATTTCAACGCTCAATTCTTTAAACTGGCAAGCGATTGAAGACGTTGAGTACTTGCGACAAAAAATGATGTCTGCACTTCGGGTGCCAAACGCCTTTCTCGGATACGAGCAAGACATTGAAGGGAAGGCAACTTTAGCTCAAGAATCCATAAAGTTTGCCAACATTGTCAACCAGATTCAAAAAATTATCGCAAATGAACTGACAAAAATCGGGATTGTTCACCTCTTCAGCCAGGGAATTCGCGATGAGCGCCTCGTCGACTTTTCGCTTGGGCTTACGCATCCTTCTCACTTCGTCGAGCAACAGAAAATCGATCTGCTTGAAAGCAAATATCAACTTGTAAGGACCGCCGAAGATCAGAACCTCCACTCTACTGAGTGGCTTATGAGAAATGTGTTCAACATGAACCAAGAAGAAATCAAAAAAGAAAGGCTCCGTAAAGTCGAAGATTGGAAACGAGAGTTCGTGAAAGAACAGCTTACAAGAGAAGGGAATAATCCTCTTAAAACGGGAATGTCCTACGGAACCCCCGGCGACTTGGCAATGTCTGGAGCTTCAGAGCTTCAAAATTTTGACGAACCCGCCGAAGAAGACGTTGAACCAGAAGATGGGGAAGGATATTCGCTTGCTCCAGACAATCCATTTGAAAAGCAGTCAGATTCAGACTTCAAAACCACTTCCGGTGATGTGAACCAAAACTACCAAGGCGGGTCTCCGCTTGCTGCAGGGCTTGCGCAAGCTCAAAAGCATCACAGCAACCTCATTCAAGAAAGCCTTGAAAACCCAGCAGGGACATCTTCGGGAGAGGAAGTTTTGAGTGAATCAGAACTTGATGAACAGCTTCGGCGGTTTGATTGGCTTCGAGAAGAAAATGTTGTTAAATAAAGGAATATATATTTTCAGAAAGGCTTTATAGACGAAATAAATATATAATTTGTTGTAATGAAGCAATTGTCCCACAAAAAGTATCGTAACTCAGGATTGATTTGGGAAATGCTTACCCGCCAAATCACCTCTGACGTGCTTGAAGGAAAAGAAAAGTCGGCGGCAACAGACATTCTTCGGGAGCATTTTGGCGGCGACACTGAGCTTTCGAAAGAGCTGGAGCTTTACCGTCTTTTGATGAACGAGACCTTTCAAACCGAAGAGCAAGCCAAGGACTTTATTCAAGAAGTCGTTGAAACCCGTAAAAATCTTGATTTGAAGCAGCTTCAAGATGAGAAGTACAATGTCATCGGGGAAATCAAAAAACATTACCCTTTGAAAGAGTTCTTCAAAAGTCGCGTGGACAATTACACAGAGCTTGCGAGCGTTTATAAGGTGTTCAAAGCCTTGACCGAAGACATTGACTATAAGCCCGATGATATTGTTCGATCAAAATACACGATCGTCGAACACGTTACCGAATCTAGTGGGAAGGAACAATCAAGCTCAAAAACAGAGATTCAAGAAAAAAGTCGTGATCTCCGGCTTCTTGCCCAGAAAGTAATGATTGAGAAGTTCAACAGAAAATATGGAAGCCTTCTCTCCGAGCAAAAAGAAGTGCTTCGAAAATACATCAACAATATTTCGAACACAAACAACTTGCGAGAAGACATCAACTCCCGAGTTGATCAGCTAAAGTCTGACCTTCAGAGGCTACAAAAGAAGATCGACGAAAAAGCGATTGATATCAAGGTTGAAAAAGCGACAGACTTGATTGATGAAATCAAAACGGAGGGCGGGGGTCAAGTTCGAGACAACGAAATCAGCAATCTTCTCATGTATTACCAGCTTCGCGAAGATATCGAAACCGCAGTCGAAAAACAAACTTAATGAAACTCAAACAGCTTTTGCTTACTGAAGACAAAGAACTTTCCGACGTCGACGTTGAAGAAGGTAAGATGTCTGATATCCTCGGGGTTCCCGAAGAAGAGACCATCGAAAGTGGTTATGATGGAACTGCCAAAGAGGCGGCTCAAGAACTCGTCGACTCGGTGGGAGAAAAAGAAGCGGCGGGAATGATTAATTACGCCGCAAACATAAGCAACAACGATTTTCTAAAGGACATGCAAGATGAGCTAAAAAACATCGATGAACAGTTTCGGGGAGTCGTCCGGAGTATGATTAAAAAAAAGCTTTCGGAGATGACCACAACGGGGGCGGTCCCTGGATACCAGACGCCGTTTGCCTTTGGCGATAAAGAAGATGAGAAAAAAGAAGACGAGATTGAAGAGTTTCTTGACACGTACGGTTGGGAGATGGCGGAGCTTGCAGAAAAGGTTCGCCGCGGCGGCGGGCTCACAGAAGAAGAGCGGGAAAAAGTTGAAAAGTACATTGACAAAGTTCGCTCTATGAGAGATAAGGATGTTTCCGGCTATAAAAAGAAATCAAACTATTACCCACACAATCAATAGTAGCCAAAACAGACATGAATGAAGAAAGACTTCGAGATATTATTCGCGAAGAGCTTTTGAAAGAAGCTGGAAGTCCAACCGTCGTAAACACCCCCAGATACGATATAAAAGTATACAGCAGCTCAGGCAATATAAACATGACAGTAACTGACAGTAAAGCAAGCGAGCCTTCTGCAGAAATAGTTCTTGGAAAAAGAGGAGCCCAAAAGCTCATGGACGCTTTGACTTATCATCTTTGAGATTATGAAGATTCAAGAATCCGATTTGAGAAAAATTATAAGACAAGAAGCCGAAGCTATGGTCAGTGAAGACAAGCGCAGCGCGCCCATCTTGACTGAAGATGAATTCAGCGACAAAGAATATCGCGAGCTTCTTGAAATTATTCGCGCAGAGCTTGCGAGAGTGTTTCATACTTTCTACAGAAAGCGAAACTTTTGGACATAACTTAATTTGCTAGTTTATACCAATGGCACAAAATACGCCTTCACTACCGGACCAAAAAAAGGCTGAATATAATGGGAGCACCGTAACTCTTTACGATCCGTTTCGAATCGAAGACGATGAAAAAAAGTTTGGGGTTTACGTTGAAAATCCAGATTCTGGAAACGTAAACAAAGTAAAATTCGGATCCAGCGACATGGAAATCAAACGCGACGACGAAGGGCGAAGAAAAAGCTTTCGAGCTCGGATGCAGTGCGACGACTTGGATGAAAGCGACAAACACAAGGCAAAATTTTGGAGCTGCGTATTCTGGCGATCTGATATCAGCGTCTCCGAAATCCTTTCAGAAAACAAAAAGCAAAAAGAATTGAGACTTCGAAGCGAAATTCGAAGTCTCATCAAAGAAGAGCAGTCCCAACCTTCCGGAAAACACGCCCTTCAAAAGCTCAAAACCATCCACAAATTTTCCGGAATGCTTTTTGATTTGATTGATGAAAGCGAAAATTTGGACCACTGGGTGATGGACAAATTCGCAGTGTCTGAATCAGAGCTCAACGACGTGTACCAATATCTTGAATCGAAGAAAATGGGGCTCTGATAAACACTCAAAAAACAAAATATATAACACAGCAAAACCAAAAACAGCTTAAAATAAAATGGCTGAAAACCGAAAACTGCTTGTCGATTGGCGACCGTTCAACCCGCCAAAAAATATGATTAAAGAGGGAACGGCTTCAGAGCCGATGAAAGTAAAGGGCGTGCTCCAAAGAGCTGAAGCAAAAAACCAAAACGGACGGGTGTACCCCAAAGACGTTTTGAAAGAAGAGGCGAAGCGTTATAAAAAAGATCGCGTAAAAGAAAACCGGGCGCTGGGAGAAATTGACCACCCAGATAGCGAAGTCGTAAATCTTCAAAACGCTTCTCACAAGGTCACGTCGATGGAGTGGAACGGCAACGATCTTGTCGGAGAAGTTCAAGTTCTCACGACGCCAGCCGGAGAAATCTTGCAAGAGCTATTCAGAAACAATGTCAACATTGGAATTTCAAGCCGTGGGCTTGGGTCGGTGAAAGAGTCTCGCGATGGAACGCTTATCGTGGACGACGACTTCGAGCTTATAGCTTTTGATTTTGTGAGCAATCCTTCGACTCATGGAGCCTTCATGGAGCCGGAGCGCATTACTGAAAACGCCGATCCGCAGACAATCAAAGAAGCAAAACAAGGGCAAGAGCGCCAAGACATATGGAGCCCGGTGGAACAACGGGTCTCAGAAATCATTCAAGAAATGAGTTGTGACTTTCGCGATAAGTGTGACATTGACGCCTAAACCCCGAAATGGATAAAGAATGGATTGAAGAAAATCTTTTTAACGTCAACGATAAGTTGTCGGCAAAAAAATGCCGAAAAGAGTGGTTTGAAAAATATGGATTTGAAGAAGAGTACAGAGACCTAATCCAAAAGACGCAGTTTCTTGGGGGAAACGTAAAGATTGGCGAAAGGCTTTGGTACGTTTTTTGGGATAGAAAAACTCTTGCTGAATGTGGATACGAAAACTGCGATAATAAACCCATATTCGATTCTTTTTCGATGGGCTACCGAGACTTTTGCTCTCAAACTTGTGCCCAAAACTCAGAAAAAACTCGAAAGAAAATTCAAGACACTTGCGAAGAGAGATACGGAGAGACTCACCACGCCAAAACGGACATGTTCCTCCGGAAACAGAAAGAGACCGTTCAAGAAAAGTATGGAGTTGATAATGTTTCCCAAAACGAAAAAAT